AATCACTTTTATTAATTTTTTTTTTCTTACTATCATCTATTTTAAAATAATTATTTGATAATTCTATTATTGTATCATTTTTAAAATTATTATTATTATTATCTATAAACATATTATCAAATATATCTAATTCATCTAAATTGGATAATATATTATCAGATATATCAATATTCAAATTTAATTTATTCTTATATTTTCTTGTATCATCATTTAATAAATTAACATAATTATCTTCTATTGAAAATAATTTATTTATATTATTATTAAAATTATTATTACATAATAAAATATCTATATCATCTATAACGTCTGCTTTAAAATTATTTTTAAATGCTAAATATGAACCATAATAATCAATTCCATTAATAAATGAATAATTATTTAATAATAAACTAGATAAATAATAAAAAAAACTTTCGATATATGCAGAATTATTATAATCTCTCATTTTTTCATTAGATATATTATTATTAATATCTGGTAATACTAATTCAGAATGACTATACTTACCTGTTAAATATTTTGTAATATCAATAATAGGACTAAATTTTATAAAGATATTTTTATTTGTGATATTATTAAAATTATCTTTTATTTCACAATAATAATTATTATCATTTATAACATTATTTATTTTATTTAACATATTTTTTTGATTTAAGTTAATTTTATCAAAATTATTAATATTTAAATTAAAAAATTTATTATATATAGGTATATAATTCGTTATACAATTACTATTATCAATTATATTACAATTAATAAAATCTTGAAATAATTTAGTATTATCATTTTTATTATAAAAAATATTCATTAATGATTATAACTAATATAATTAAAGATAATCTTAAACTTATTCTTAATAAGTTATATATTTATATTTTATATAAATATAAATATAAATAATTAATAATGACGGCTCAATTAGAATTAAGTAAATTCAATATGAAAAATATTAGTTTTAAAGCAACCGAGAATAAAGGACCAGTTATTGTTTTAATAGGAAGAAGAGATACTGGAAAAAGTTTTTTAGTAAGAGATTTATTATATCATCATCAAGATATTCCAGTAGGTACAGTTATATCTGGTACTGAAGCAGGTAATGGATTTTATAGTAATTATGTTCCTAAATTATTTATTCACGATGAATATAATACCATAATTATTGAAAATATTTTAAAAAGACAAAAAGCAGTTCTAAAACAAATAAATAAAGATATTAAAAATTATAATAAAACTACAATTGACCCGAGAACATTTGTAATTTTAGATGATTGTTTATATGATAATACTTGGTCTAGAGATAAAATGATGAGATTAATGTTTATGAATGGTAGACATTGGAAATTAATGTTAATTATTACAATGCAATATCCGTTAGGTATCCCCCCGAACTTAAGAACAAATATAGATTATGTATTTATTTTAAGAGAACCATATATAGCAAATCGAAAAAGAATATATGAAAATTATGCTGGTATGTTTCCTACATTTGAATCTTTTGTTCAAATTATGGATCAATGTACAGAAAATTATGAATGTTTAGTTATTAATAATAATTCAAAATCAAATAAATTACAAGACCAAATCTTTTGGTATAAAGCGGAATCACACGAAAATTTTAAATTAGGTTCAAAAGAATTTTGGCAATTATCAGAACAATTAAATTCAGATGATGATGAAGTTAATAATTATAATCCAGAAAATTCAAAAAGAAAAGGTCCTAAAATTAATGTAAAGAAAAGTAGATGGTAATATTATTAAATTATAGAAATTTTTTTTTTAACCATTTTATTTTTTTCAATAAATTCTCTTTTATCATCGTTTGTAAAATATATATATGTACAATTATGTAATTCTGGTAATTTATGATTAAAACAAAATTTTTTTTCACATCGACATTTACATACAATAACCATTACACTATTTAATTTTTTATTACATTCTTTATAATCACATATTGTTTTCATTTTATAATTAAATTATATGTTATTTTAAATTATATATTATATTTAACATAAATATCTTTAAATATTTAAAATTTATTGATTACATGATAAATCGTGTTCTATATCTAATTTCACATTAACATTACTTAATAAACTTAAACCGTGATCATTATCCTCCCTCACAACATCATTCGATTCAAATAATTCTTTTCTAATGTCAGAAACTGATACATTCTCTCCTAATTCATTATCAAATGTATTAATATCTTTAACACTTATTAAATTTCCATTATCATCCATTGTTTGTGTAAGTAAATTCCCAGTTTCAAGTGCTTTTTTCTTATTATCTTCCATTGCTTTTTTCTTACTTTCTAATACTCGTTTGTCAAATTCTACTTTAGCCTGGTTTTCATTTTTATTTTTTTCATGCATTAATTGATTTAATTCTGGTTCTAAATAATCAACCTTTCCTGTTTTATATGCTTCTGGATGAAAAGGCATCCATATACCAACCGGTCCAACATATACGTCATGTGAATCATCTATTTCTCTAAGCATTCTACATCTTAATTCTGCTTCGGACTGTGTTGGATATGACCCCCTTACTTTAATACCTCTTGTACTTGTTTGAAATTTATTATTTGAATCATATTCTTCCGTTAATTTCGTTTCATTATTATCCAAATATGTTTTATATTCTTCATACAAAGTTGTTGTAAATAACTTATCTTTTTCTTCTAAACAAAATGTTTCTAATTCTGAATTTAATGTATCAAAATCTAAATCAAACTTGAATGATAAATAATTTAAGAATTGTCTATATTTTTGCAATGATTTATTTAAATCCCATTGATTTAGGAATTTATTAAAAAAAAACAAATTTTTATCTTTAATAATATTTTCAGGAGATATAAATGATATACAAACAAATTTTTGACCAGAAATTGGTTTATCTTCATCTAATACATCTACATATTTTACATTTTTACTTCCATTATTATTAAAAGGCATTTCTAAAGTATTCATATAACTTACTTATCCATATATTTTTAAGTTAAATTACTTAAATTATTATTTTTTTTTGTTTATTAATTATATAATGGAAGGATTAATTAATCTCAGTGAATTATTAAGAAAAGTTGTAAAATATTTAGTAGAAGGTTTAATGGTTGCTGTGGCGGCATACGTAATTCCACAGCGTTCACTTAAATTTGATGAAGTTGCTTTAATTGCTTTAACTGCTGCTGCAACCTTTAGTATATTAGATGTTTATCTACCTACTATGGCTGTATCAGCACGAGGTGGTGCTGGATTTGGGTTAGGCGCCAATTTAGTTGGTTTCCCAAGAATGTAAATTAATAAAAAATTATATCGTTGGTATAAATTCCCAACCTAAATCATCACAAATTTTTTTCCATATTTCATCTTGTTCAATTCTTTTATCTCTATCTTTTAACATTGGGAAAAATGGTAAAAATTGGGTTTGGTCTAATAATTCACAAAATTTATAAATTGTATAATAATAATTTAAAAAATTAACTCTATAACTTGGACAAAATCTTGAATAAGGGTCTTGTATATCCATGAATAAACTGCATAATTGTTCTTCTAATTCAGGTGACATTATCGGGGGTCTAACCCCTAATTTATCTTTTATAAATGGAATATGTTCATAATATTTATTATATCCTAATTTTTTCAATATTTCTTTTGCTTTTTTGTTTGTAACATTTGTAATATTTATTCTTTCTTTTTTTATTTGATTCTTTATATTAATAAAAACTTCTTCAGGGATTTGTGTTGTTTCTTTTGCTTGAAATTGTGCCAATATTTCTCTAAAATGATTTATTCTTTTATAAGCATAAAATGTAACTTCTTTAGGAGGATCTTTATATGATTGTTTTTCATTTTCGACTATATATATTATTGTATATGAACATTTATTACAAACTAATATACCTTCATTATGTATCGATATTAATTCACCGTTATTACATTTAGTACATATATCATTTATATATATATAATTATCTATATTTATAAATTTATCTTCTACATTTGCCAAATATTTTGTAAAACTTGAACATTTATTATTATTATCAAAATTATTATCATTTACATTAAAAAATGTATTTAATATTTTCGTTTTATTTTTACACTCTGCTATATTTTTTTTATTTTCAAAATAATCAAAAATATATTTTGAATTATTTAAATAATAATTTTTTTTATTATTTTTTAAATATTTTATTTTATTTTTTATATCTTTTAATTTATCTTCTAATTCTAATTTTTTTTCTATTTTTAAATTTTTTTTTTTTAATTTATTTATTATATCTTTCTTATTTTTTTTTAATTTAGGAATTTCTATAGTATCATCTTTCTCAAATTTTTTTATAAATTCTTTATGTTTACTATCTAAGGTTGTAATATTCTTTTGTGAAACAATTATTTTTTTACTACTTTTTGGTTTAAATGAAGGCATTTATATTATAACTATTCTTAATCATTTTTTTTTATGTATTTTAAATACTAAATAAAATTAATTTAATTTTTTATTCTTATTAAAAATACTTATAATGATGTAAATGTTTTTTAATTAAATTTACTCTTTTTTTTCTTACATAATTTTATTTAGGTTAAATTATTATTTTTTTTTCTTTAGGAACTATATAATATATAATGGGAGGTGGATTAATGCAATTAGTAGCTTATGGTGCCCAAGATGTATATCTTACCGGCAATCCTCAAATAACCTTTTGGAAAGTAACTTATCGTCGTCATACCAACTTTGCTATGGAGTCTATTGAACAGACTTTCAATGGTCAGGCTGATTTTGGACGTCGTGTAACATGTACTGTAAGTCGTAATGGTGATCTTGCTTATAGAACATACCTTCAGGTAACTCTTCCCGAGGTAAATCAACAAATGAAAAATTCCAACAATAATGCTGCTGCAAACGCTGGTGTTTATGCTCGTTGGTTAGATTTTCCAGGTGAGCAAATGGTTGCACAGGTAGAGGTTGAGATTGGTGGTCAGCGTATTGATCGTCAGTATGGTGACTGGATGCATATCTGGAATCAACTTACTTTATCTAAAGAACAGGAGCGTGGTTACCATAAAATGGTTGGTAACACTACTCAGTTAACTTATATTACGGATCCTTCTTTCGCGGATGTTGATGGTCCTTGTGATTCAAATGCTCCTCGACAGGTATGTGCTCCTCGTAACGCTCTTCCTGAAACTACTTTATATGTACCTTTACAGTTCTGGTACTGTAGAAACCCTGGTCTTGCTCTTCCTCTTATCGCCCTCCAGTACCACGAGGTTCGCATTAATCTTGATCTTCGCCCTATTGATGAGTGTCTATGGGCGGTTGATACTTTAAATTGTAATGGAACTACTAATCCTCGTGTAACTTCTGCTTACAACCAGTCTCTTGTAGCAGCTTCTCTATACGTAGATTATGTATTTCTAGATACTGATGAGCGCAGACGTATGGCACAGAATCCTCACGAGTACTTAATAGAACAACTTCAGTTCACTGGTGATGAGTCTGTTGGGTCTTCCTCCAATAAAATTAAACTCAATTT